GCGGGTGACGTTACGCCGCCACCAGAGTTGGTTGGCACATTGTTCATGTTCAGCAATCAGCTTACGGGCGCCGGCGCTGTTGCTGCTACTCTGACAGCGTTCGCATCTGTTCAAGCTGATCTAGCGGGTGCTGGCTCTCTGGCTGTTGTGCCATACGCTACAGGTGACCTATCGGCGGATATTACAGGTGAGTCAGTATTGTCGCCACAGAACCTTGCGGCTGCGGTTTGGAGCGCATTGGCTGCGCAATACACCGCGAACGGAACTACAGGTGAGCAATTAAACAACGCATTAACGATAGCAAAGTTCCTTGCTTTAAAATAGGGCATTTGCGGCAAAGTCAACTGGTGTATTGCCACCAACACAAATTTAATATACGGTCGTTATTGAACGCAGGAGATTTTAATGGCTATCAATCTAAAAGCAATCACTAGCTGTCTAGGGTATCAGCAAATTACCTCGCTTAGCACCGCGCAGGCGCTAACGGTTCCGGGTACTGATCCTACTACAGGGTTAAACTTGATGCCAACGCTTGCGGTCATTACCGCTGAAACAAATGGTGTTCGGTGGCGCGACGATGGCGTAGCACCAACAGCGTCGGTAGGTATGCCTTTGGCAGCCGGTGTTACGTTGCAGTACGATGGCGACATTCGCAAAATCCGGTTTATTGAGCAAACCGCATCTGCCAAAATTAACATCTCTTATTACGCGTAAGGATTGCGGGCATGGACATTTCTGGCGACAACTCCAATGTTGACTACATTAAGTATATTACCAAGCAACTTCCTAAAGACTTGGTTAATATGCTTGCTTTGCGCGACGAACTGGCTGTGCGTCAGGGCGCTTTGTCAGCCGCAGAAGCAGCAATTGCCGACCGCGACGCAGCCGCAGCCGAACTGGCCGCCGCTAAGGAAGAAGCGGCAGCAATAAAAGCCGACGCAACCAAAGCAAACGCAAAATCCAAAGAGCGCGAAACTGCTGTAGGCGCACGCGAAACTGCTGTTGACGCACGCGAAATAGCGTCTGCTAAAGCGGTTTCAGATGCTGAAGCAGACCTCGCAGCCCGCCTAAAAGCGTGTGACAGTCTTGAAGCTGGGCAAGCAAAGCTGACTGCCGAATTGGCAGACCGCAGCGCCAAGCTGGACAGTGATAACGCGGCTCTTGAAGCCCGCATTAAAGCATTTCAGCAGAAGGTTGCTAACCTTTCTGTCTGATAGACTACCGTACTGGTGCGGCTCATCAGGAACTCCATAGGGGTTAAACATGGACGATAATGTCTTTACCGAAGCGGATGCCTCCGCGCCAGAACTCGAAGCCACGGCAGCAATCGAGCCTGTAGAAAACACGACGCCGGAAGAGCAGTCTGCTGAACAGGAAGCGCCTAAGACCTTCACACAAGAAGACTTAGATGCCATCGTAGGCAAACGACTCGCAAGAGAGCAGCGTAAATGGGAACGCGAACAGGCTCAAAGAGCAGAGGAAGTGCAGGCACGGCAGCAGCCGATCTATGACATAACCCCTGAACAATTTGAGACTTACGAGGATTACGCAGAGGTTTTGGCCGAGCGTAAAGCCGAAGAAATGCTGGCACGCCGTGAAAAGGACAGCCAGCAACGTGCAATGCTAGAGTCTTATCACGAACGTGAAGAGGCAGCGCGGGACAAGTATGACGACTTTCAACAAGTCGCATACAACCCCAACCTTCCAATCACCGACGCGATGGCGATGGCAATACAAGCATCCGACGTTGGCCCCGACGTGATTTATCACTTAGGTATCAACACAAAAGATGCCCAGCGTATTTCGCGTTTAGACCCCATTTTGCAAGCTAGGGAAATTGGAATGATTGAGGCAAGGCTTTCAGCCGAACCTACATTCAAAAAAACATCTAACGCCCCTGCACCGATTGCACCTGTTAACGCCCGCACCGCTGGTGCGCCAACATTTGATACGACAGACCCACGGTCCGTAAAGTCCATGAGTACGTCAGATTGGATTGAGGCAGAACGGCTACGGCAGATCAAGAAGTATGAGGCACAACGCAACCGATAATTTAGGATTATTACCATGTCTAACTCGATTTTAACAATCGACATGATCACGCGCAAAGCGCTTGAGATTCTCGAAAACAACCTTGTTCTTACCCGTAACGTGAACCGTCAGTACGACGACAGCTTTGCTGTTGAAGGCGCCAAGATCGGTTCGACCCTGCGTATCCGCTTGCCTGACCGCGCACTTGTAACTGATGGCGCAGCCCTTCAGGTACAGGACGACAACGAGCAGTTCACAACTCTGACCGTTGCCAACCAGAAGCACATTGGCGTTAACTTCACCACTGCTGAATTGACCATGCAGTTGGACGATTTTGCTGACCGCGTTCTCAAGCCACGTATCTCGCAGCTTGCTTCCAGCATCGACGCTGACGTTGCAAACGCGTATGCAACCATCGGTAACACTGTCGGCACGCCCGGCACTACGCCAGCTACGTCGTTGGTTCTTTTGCAAGCGCAACAGAAGCTGAACGAAAACGCTGCCGTAATGTCGCCACGTTATGCCACTGTCAACCCTGCCGCAAACGCTGGTTTGGTCGAAGGCATGAAGGGTCTTTTCAACCCAACTGACACTGTCAGCAAGCAGTTCAAGAACGGCATGATGGGTACTGGCGTACTTGGTTTCGACGAAATCAATATGTCGCAGTCCATCAAGCAGTTCACCACTGGTTCGCGTACTGCAACCGGCGGTACGACTTCGGCTGCTGTTACTGCTGAAGGCGCAACCACCATTGCCATCACTGGCGCTGGTGCCAGCGCTACTGTTAAGGCTGGCGACGTGTTCACTGTAAACGCTTGCTTTGCTGTCAACCCACAGACCCGTGAAAGCACAGGTTCGTTGTTCCAGTTTGTTGTGTTGGCTGATGTCACACTCAACGCTTCTGGCGCTGGTAACCTCACTGTTTCGCCAATCTACTCGGCTGCACACGCGCTTGCTACTGTCAAGACTTTGCCAGCTACCAGCCAAGCAGTTACTTTCGTTGGTACTGCATCTACAGAGTACGCTCAAAACCTCGTATACCACAAGGATGCCATCACCTTCGCAACAGCCGACCTTCTGCTCCCACAGGGCGTAGATATGGCTTCGCGTCAGGTGCATAACGGCATCTCGCTCCGCGTTGTTCGTCAGTACGACATCAACAACGACCGTATGCCTTGCCGTATCGACGTTTTGTACGGCTACAGCACGATCCGTCCGCAGATGGCCTGCCGTCTCTGGGGTTAACCTAATACCGGCCCCCAGTTCGCTGGGGGCCAAACATTTTGAAGGATTTATATTATGGCTATTCTACCTAATGGCGCCGGCGGCTATCAAGTTGGCGACGGCAATCTTGGCGAAGTTACCTTTGGTACTTCGGCAATCCCTACTGCGTACACCGCAGCAGCTACGTTAACCACTGCCGATCTCGCTGGCGGCGCAGTTGTTTACACTTCTGCTTCTACAGCAGACCTTACGCTTCCTGCAGTCACCGTTGTTAACGCCGACATCAGCAGCGCAAAAGTTAACTCATCGTTTGATGTTGCTTTGGTTGCTACCAGCACTGGCGTTCCTACTATCCTAGTAGGCACTGGCTGGACGCTGGTTGGTTCAGGTGCTGGCGTTGCTTCTAAAAGCGTATTGTTCCGCGCTGTTAAAACTGGCGAAGCTACGTACAACCTGTACCGTATCGCTGGCTAATAGGTTTGCCCCGGCTACGGTCGGGGCATCCTTTTCAGGAGAAAACTAATGGCTAATACAAAATCTATTGGCGTTGCTTTCCTCGACCAAGATATTATTGGCGCACAATATCTCTTGGCTGACGAGCAACTCGGCTACACCGCCGCGGCACAAGGTACAGTCACGCAAGCGACAGATAAGTCCACTGCCGTTACACTGAACAAGCCTGCTGGCCGCATTACCATGAACAACGCGTCTTTAACCACTGCAACTAACGCTACGTTCACGCTGAACAACAGCTTCATTTCTGCAAATGACACTGTTGTTCTTACTATCTCTGGCGGTCAAGCGACCGCTGGATCATACAACGTGTTTGCAAACGGTTTGGCCGCTGGCTCTGTCAGCATCAGCCTACGCAACATTTCTGGTGGTACGCTGTCAGAAGCAGTAGTGATTAACTTTGCAATCATCCACTGCGTTTAACTAATTTGGGCGGCTTTCGGGCCGTCCATTTTTAATTTTTTTGCGAGGGCTTGGTATGGAAACTGCCGGTGACATAATTAACGGTTCGCTTAGACTGCTAGGCGTA